TTATCAGTGGTGTTTTCGGAAATATCCAGCTCGATGTCGCTGTCGTTTTTCTGGAACATGCCCCAGCGTTGCTCAAGCTCGTTTAAGTCTTCAGGATTCCAGCCCTCGCAGACGTAGCGCGTGATTAGCTTGCCGTCTTTGCGGAACGATGACCGCTCGTAGCCAGCAATCTTGGCAGCGTGGCTGATAGCCTTTTTACCGAGAGCCGTGTAGCTGCGCTCGTCACACCAGCGCTGGTAGTCAGTTGTGAGCTGGGTGAAGTTGGTAAACGCCCAAATATCGGTCTGGACTAGCTCCTCGAAGTAGGTCTCGGCGGTGTTCACTTCTTCGTCGTAGTCTTCTTTGGCCTTGAGCGTGGCATCGCTGAATTCGTAACCGTAACCATTTTTCTTGATAATTTCAGTGGTACGCAAAATCTCCCCTAGCAAATCAGACAAAAAGCCCTCTTTGGCAAACAGCTTTTCGTCGAAGGTGCTGTCTTGCTCGAAGCTGGCCTTGAATGGGATCGTGAATGTGCGGCGGCGCACACCCTGGGTTTTGTCAGCGAAGGTAGGGATGTTATTGGCGTTGAAAATGGTGTGGACGTTACCATCGACCATTGTACCGTCTTGGCTGTTGAAGCGGTGGACGTTGAAGGTGCTGTGCTCGGCTAGGTTTTTATAGCCGCCAGTGTCTTTGACGTGGCCATCGTTGGATTCTAGGCAGACATTGCCGAGCTTGCCGTTAATCATCGGGGTGTCGCGCTCATCCTCGATCTGCTTGACGGTGAGCTGGCTGAACCAACGATTGTGGCTGTACGGAGCTTCGGAGCCGAATATGGCGTACAGCGCCTTGAGCGTGGTGGATTTGCCGTTAGCGCCATTACCCAAGAACCAGAACACGCCAAATGGCTTCTTGGCCATGAATATCGGCGCGATAGCTTTGATAATATCGTCGGCTAGATGCTTGTCGCCTAGCGTAACTTCCTCAAGCCATTTGCGGTGCGTATCGCCCTCAGTCGGATTAATTGCTGTGGTATAAATGCAGTCTTCGTGCGAAACGGCATCGGTAAACTTGAGCTTTTTCATATCCCACACGCGGCCGTCAGGTATAGCGATGTACTGGGCGTATTTGGTTAGGTCGTCAGAGCTAGTGAAAAATAAGTGTTGGAGGTCTTTGATTTGAGTTTGGCGAAGTCCAGCGCCGTGAACGTCGTAGCAGATCCGCGCAAATTCGTCGAATGATAATGGCTCCCAGCCAGCGTCAGCGCGGTAGAGAACTGCCCCGCGAAAGCGAACTATGCGGTATTTGTTGGCAACGGCCTTAGCTTGCCGCGCCTTGAGCGACATCTTCTGTTCGGTGTCGGATAATACCAACTCGCTGTCATCGTCTTTTTTACCCATGTGTACCCTCTATTCTAACTCGCTTTTTTAATTGAGCATAAGGGCTTTTTGTGACGCATACCGCCGAAGCTAGTTCTGCCTTTTGTTACCCTCTCACGCGATTACCTCAAGCTCGTGAGGATCCGCTAATGCCATTTATTTGCTGTCTTGGCGCTCAAAATACTGTTGAAGCGCCAATCGAACGAGCTTGCTTTGATCCAATTCGGGGTCTGAATCAACCTCTTTCAAAAATCGGTTGTACAGTGTCATATCCCCACCTTTGGCAAGCAACACGCCAATAAACCCAGCTTGTTTAGTGCGCTGTCGTTTCGCCTTTTCGGTCACTACAAATCCTCTGGCAATTCGATATCATCGACGACTTCGCCGCCAACAGCATCAGCTACCTTCTGAGCTTCGCTAACTTCAGGCTTGTCGGTCTGAGGTGTAGCTTCGTAGTGCCACAGATCACCATAGCTGGTGGTGGGGTACTTGCCCTGTGGTTCAGCGACCAGGTAGGCTTTTTTGCCGACCATCTTTTCGCTCATTAATTTTGCAGCAACATCGCGGGCTTTTTCAGGATCATCGATAGAGCCAAACAATTTCTTGCCAAGTTCGCGGATGGTGTCCTTTTTGTCTTCACCAGCGTTGTGAACGAGGATGCCAAGAATTTTGGTAACTGACATTTTAGCGCCGCCTTCAGTGTGGAAGTACAGTGTAGTTTTGGCTGTGCGGTCATTATCAGCTGGGTCAAAAACCTCAACGTCGATGACTTTGGCGTTTTCACCAGACTTGAGCTTCTTTTCAGCAGCGGCGGCTGTGCCGATCACTACTTCGTGCGTGCCCCAGGTAAAGCCTTTGCCCCCCTTGTACGGCTCACCTACGTTATCGAGAACGTCATCAAACATACCCATATTAAAGCCCCCAAGTGGCAGCTTTAACGCCCCACATCTGAGCTGTTTGAAGCTCGGTTATTGCCACTGAGTACATGCGCGCCTTTTCGGGATCAGCCGTAAGCGAGCGAGCTGTGCTCAGATCGTTGATTAAGACAGCGCATTTTTCTTTGATGTCCTGCACTTCTTTGTTATTTGATGGGTTGAATTTCAGCCCCACAGCCTTGCCGCCAAAGCTATTTTCTAGCAGTGCTTGATTTTTTTCGTCCATTATTTGCCTCCTTTGTAGTAAGCGTTAATTTTATCATTCACGATTTTTAGATCGTTCGGAACCGTTGTGACATCAAACATCTCCATTGGAGATTTCACGCCCGAGCCATCAGTTTTAACCTTAAACACAAATTCGTCAAGCTCAACATCCGACTGAAAAACAATGTTCGTCCAGCCTTCGGGGTTGTTGTTTTTGCGCGTAGCCTGGCCAAGCGTTTTGAGCGCCAACGTACTGCTATCAGGATCTTCCAAGTGGCCGAACAGGTAGAAGTTTTGGTCGGTGTCTTTATTCAGAATCGACTGCACAATGCGGTAAAAATCCTTTGAGATTTTGTCATACACATCCCACTTGTCGGTCTTTTCAGACGCGCCAAACACTTCTTTGGTGAACAGGTAATTTACGTCATCGATCACCACAATTGGCTTCTTGGCCGCGACAATCATCTTCTGAACTTCGTCCATAGTTTTGACTGGTACGGGCTTGATGGTCGTGCGAAATGGCAGCTCTTTACCAGTGACGGTAATGTAGCTCACCTCGTCTTTTGCCATGTTTCGCAAGCTAGTAGACTTGCCAGTGCCAGGGTTGCCTAGCACAAATATTAAACGTGCCATTTATTCTTCCTCCTTCGTAATTGTGTACCCCTGGGTTTCAAGGATTTCTTTCATTCGTTCAATGCGACGCTCGCGGATAATTTGAGCCTCGTCAGCAGTGATGATATTTTGCTTAAACTCAACGTCTTGAACGTCGATATCTGAAGACCAATCATTGACCACTACGTTTTGCTCGATGGTCGGTACGCCAAAAGCTTTGTCGGCCACTTCGACGTTAAGCTTAACAATTATCTCGTCTTTGTAGAGACCAGGCAAGCTTTTGGTCATGCCCTGCACTCCGCGCCGATCCACGCGCAAAAATATAGTTTGGCGCATTTATTCCTCCTTGCCCGTGTAGGGCTTAAATTTGTAATCTTTTACGGTGAGCGTTTTACGGCTGCCATCGACCAACTCAACCTCAATAGAATCATTGTCTTCAGTGTTCAGATCGCCCATGAGCGTTACTAAACACTGGCCTTTACCGACGCGATTGGCGATAACTTTTTCGCCTCTGATAAACTGCATTACTGGAACCTCCTATCAATTACTATTAATCCAGTTGGTGTGCGGTTGTAGGCTATACCATCGGTGTGAGCGCGCTGAAAATGACGGTAGTAGGACTTCTCGCGCCAAAAGCTTTTACCGCAGCGGCAGGATTTCTTGAAGCCATAATAGCCTGGTAATTCTACGGCTTCGCTCCAAGTGCCGTCAGCATTATGTTGGTAGATCTTATCGTTCGTTGAGAGCATAGGGCTTTGCCTCACATCCTTCCCGCTGACAGTGAGCGCTGTGGTGTGGCGCGCCATTGTAGCCGCGATACATTGACCAATCGTGAAAGCCAAAAAAACAGCGCAATTTGTCCAGCATTATTTCTTATCCTCTGGGTACATTACTGAAGCGCCAGGGATCCAGTCTTGCGAAGAATCAAATATGCCCTGAATTATTTGCTGGACACGATTATTGACCGCAATAGTGAATTGCATTTTTTCTTGATGACTTTTTTTAACAGTGCCGACTTCGCTGGCGCGCGATAGTATTTCCATTGCTCGATCTCGTTCGTGAGCAGCCACTTCGCCTTCGTGCTGTAGGTAGGCGGCGATACGGACGCGCTCTTGGCGCACACCAATATCAAAAGCCCATTTGAGCGCGCGCAGCATTATTTTTCTACCTTGAACTTCTTGGTGATGTACTGGGTCTTGGATTCGACAGCGACAGCTGGCAGCTCGCCAGTCAGCGTAGCCTGAGCTTTTACTTTATCGGTGTCGAGTGACAGCTTCACATATTTCAGCTTGTCTTCTAGCGGCATCGTGTCGCGGTCAATTGTTTGAGCCAAAAAGCTCAGCACTTCGCTCAGCACTTCTTCGAGGTCAAAGTCTTCAGCGACCTTGTAGCCAGTGCGCTCAGCCAGGGTGATGTAGCCAGTTAAGCCAGGCAGGTCAATATCAATCTTTGGCACACCTGCCTCGATCATGGCATTTTTGATAAGCTCAGTTGCGGCCTTCGCTTCTTTTTCGGCAGTTTTGTAATTGGTCTCTAGCTCTGCGAATTTCGTCAGAGTAGCGATTGCCTTCTTGGTGTTGGGATTTTTTATTAGTGCGTTGGTTTGGTTTGCAGTCATTCAGACCTCCTTAATTAATTTCCATCTCAGAGCGAAAAAACTTTGGCCATCGTAACCGATGACGGCAGAATATTTACTAGGAATGGCTTTTACTTTGATTCGCATTTTACCCCCTTTTGGTGTCGTGCGTCCCAATTGCTTGACTACTTAATGCTACTAAAGAACTTAAAGTTTGTCAATACTTTTTCGACTAAATACTGAACGAAATGCCGAGCGAACACCGTTCATTACATAGTGGATTACCAGTAGGCTCAAGCCTAAAATAACCACATACGCAACGATAGATCCAATTATTGCTAATGCTTTCATATTTCTCCCTTCTGGCACACAACACAGTGGCCATTAATTATGCAATGCTTGCCGTTATTTACGGCCGCGAATCCGCAGATATAATTCATCGACGGCCTCGCTTGCGGTTTTGCCGCTTCAGCTTATTGGCCTTACGCGCATTATTTGCACCGCCAACTTTCGGTCTCTTCAGCACAATGCCCTCGGTGATGACAGCGATTGCTTCATCCATCGTCAGCATGCTGCCGTACATGTCACCAGACAAATCGCCAGCGATATGGTTCAGGTAGCCAGCGCGAGTTTCAAACGGCAGCGCAGCCATAGCACGATACTGCTCGCGGTACGCCTCAAGCTCTTGGCTTAGCCGAAATGCTGGATCAACTAGAAATTGCTCCCACCATTCGTCGATGCCAATTTCTTTTTGTTGGCGCGCGTGAACTTCCTCATGCTTAATTAATGGTTTATCCAAAACAATTCGCT